TCCATCGAATTAATGCTTTTGACATGGTAATAGTTTTGTTCTTGATTTCTTTGAAAAACTTGGTAATGTGCTTGAAATCTTTATAGTACTTGACGTTGTTCTGAGCTACTTTAATAAGTCGAACTTGAGATTCTTCTTTAAAGAAATGGCTTCTAGCAATATCACCAGTATTAAAATTTCTGTAACCTTTAGCTTTTAAGGCATTATAGGCATCGCCATCCCAATTAGCAGAATCACATAAATTATCAGCATATCTAGTAATTAAAGCAACAGTATGTAACAATGGTTCAAAATCTTGGTTAGACCAAAATATTTCCTCATTGTCCCAGGTATCTACAAGGTGAATTGGAAATTCAACTTTTTGCATTTCAAATACTTTCTTACCATTAGGTACATTCGTATTTGTTAAGATACTGTAAGCTGTACGCGGTGTATGCACAAGCGTAGTACCACTAGCCTTCCTTCTCTCAGCAGCAGATTCAGTAGCCTCTTTCACATTCTCAACTTCAATTTCTTCCTCTTCTTCGCTATCATTATTAGCTTTGAAACTATCTGGTACTTCAATTGATTCATACCACATAATATCTTTAGAAGCTAAAATGTAGTTGTGAAGATTGGCAATTTTTTCTCTAGCTTTGGTGAACTTAGCCATACTGTATTCACCAAAAATAGCTTCTTCAATACGATTCTGGTTAGTAATATCTTCTGCTGTGACAGGACGATCATGGGGTACATCATGTAAAAACAACAGTACAAAACCTTGAGTGTAAACCTTAGATAGAATGTATTTGTTCTTACGATTAGATAATTCACCTTTGATTACCAACAACGGTTTACCTTCAGTTAAAGCACTACGCCAACTACCTTGATACTCAACTTTCTTTACAACTTTAGAACCTTCACGACTAGAAGTTAATTCCACTCGATTGATTCTTACACCATCCATGAGTTTGTTGTTAAATCTAAACTCAGGATTAACTGGGTAAGATAATTCAACTTTACTCATGTCAACTATATTGGAAAGCCTACCTATCACAGTAGAGTCACCAGCAGATGTCCATTTTTCAGATGATGCTGTAGCACAAATTTTCAACCATTTCAAGAAATCAGTTTCACGTAACTCGGCATTAATTGTTGCTTGAGCTATTTCAACTACCTCTTTAAAACGGTTTACAACTGTTTCTCTAGTTTTATCAGTCCACAAAAGACTTTCTCTCGATGGATTAATTTCAACCGACTCAGGATCTACTTTAATCCCAATATTACCTAACTTTTCTTCTAATTCAAGTTCTTGGAAATTAATAAACCCATAATTTACACCATTAAGAAGTAAATGTGGTTTACTATAAGCTGAATTTTTAGAAAGAACAATCATATCATCTTCATACAAAATTTCAGCTTGTACTGGAATTTCTACCCGTTCATTACCTTGAATACTGAATAACCTTACATTTTTAAAGTAAAGCAATTGTCCGGTAACAGCATCTAAGTATTGAGATTTGTGATGCTTTTTAGCTGAAATTTCAATCTGAAGCATATTTACTTCAGTAGTTTTCTTGTAATAAGCTACATAGCCATTTGAAAACTCATAAGTAGGATTTTCTACTGAAAGTTCAGTATCAAATTTAGGTATTAAGCTTTCAACTTTATGGCTGTAAACGTTAAACCGAAATTCCATACCATTCCATCTGCTGGTGACTGTGTAGAAAGGTACGCCTATTGATAATGGACTTTTATTACCGAGTCCAAACCGTCCAAGCATTGCTTTATTTAAACGTTTACTACTCCAGCCTAACGAGAAATAACCTTCAAGTCTACTTTTACCTAAACCTACACCATAATCAGTAATAACTACTCTGTCTTTACTTAATTCACCACCATCGAAGTATTCTACAATAACTTCATCTGCTGGTGATAGATAATTAGGGTCGTAATAAGTCGGGTCAAATCTGCTGTCTTTATAAATATCCCCTTCACCTTGAATAAAGAAATCTTCAACAGCAGATGCACCAGAAAGAATATTACGAGCCATTACTTTTTCAGTAATACTATCTAACCCGTTTGATACAATTTCTCTAATTGTTGATTTAATTGGAAAAGTGTATTGATAACGCTGAAGCACATCGAACATTAAATTCTTAGCCCCTTCATCTATCGTTTTCGAGAATCCTGCGGATATTTGTACGCTCTCCTCTGTATGTATCGCCATAAAGGATTTCTAAATTTTCGTTAAAGTATTTAATATCACATTCATGTCTAGTAATCTCTTTACCACCTAACATGAATGTAACCAGAACTTCTTTGCTCTCAATATTGACGGAAAGCCTCTGAAGCTTGCCTGTAATTAGCTTTGAATAAATGGTATTAAACTGAACCATCTTTCCTACTAACCCTCTTTCTAGTCGTTGTTCTATTTCTAACCTGGTTAATGACATTTACACAATTATAGTTTGAAGTAATTGTGAAGCTGCTGTTGGTGAATAATCTCTAGTGAAGTCTGAGATGTCTTTACTACCTGTACTTTCTGGTACATAAATCTTAGGGTAAGGGTACCAGTCGCCACGATGTTTCATATCGTTATCAAATAGTACTAACTTCCTTTTATACTTAGAATCAGCCCAATTAAAGAATGATTTGGGCATTGGTGTGTTTTCAGAACGAGGACTTACAGCATCATACCCAAATGAACGAAGGCACATTACATCTTTACGACTTTTAGTAATTATAAGTGTGTCAGTACTGTATGTGAGTTGCTCAATACCGTGTACATGATGGTCTTGTAAATCATGTCTGAATTTCTTACCTTTTTCCTTTTGAGGAAAGTACAATTGATACTTATCATACACCCTATAAACAAAAGAGAGCCCTGTAGCGAATACAGGAACTCTCTGTGATGGGGTTAGCCAATAGCAATATAATGATGATGTTTTGTACTGTTCAAGTATAGTCTGGGAGATGTTAAATTGATTCCACCAATTAAGATCTGCTGCTGAGAAGAAACGAGAGCGAATGCGAATATCCGCATCACTACGCGTGATTGGATTGGCTCTAATAATCTTTTCTCGTTTTTCTACCATTGGCCCAAGACCAAAATCAGACATTACTCTACCAATTACTTGATATTTATCTATATAACCGAACAGCAGTTTAATCAACTTAAACACATCCCCACTATCACCCATATTACCACTATCTTTCCACATGAATTCTCGATTAGTTTTTTTACACGGGTATAAACCGAAAGAAGGAGTGTTATCTCCTTCCCGTAATGGTGATGTGTAATTAACTCTAATCTCTGGTTCAAATTCCAAATAGTGACAGTACAAAGTGTATTCGTCAATATGCTCAAGAAGACCATCTTCGTCAGCGAGGAATCCTAACATCATGTGAAATAGATTTAACCTTGTGGTGCAAAAGGATTGCTTTCAACCGCAGCAGGTGCGGCTTTAGCTTCTGCTGTAGATTGAGCTACAGGGGCAGAATTGTCTAGGCCATTGTCAATTTCCCATTTAGTGAATTTCACTCTAGCTTGATCTTCAGGAATAGACATTGGTTCAATGAATGGGTTATCAGCAATAAAGCGAGAAGGAATAGTAGCATAATGCTTATCCTTACTTTGGCGAATTAATTTCAAACGCATTGGATTGCTAGAATCTTGTACGAATGGTTTCATTAATTCAGCAAAACGCTTAATCATGTTACCATATCTTTTAGCAATCACATCTTGGTCAAGAATACGTGCTTCATAAGATGCAGAATCAACAATACCTGTATTAGCATACTGCACATCAATAGTATCCAAATCAATTTGATCGGCTACCATGAATTGTTCCAATATCTGGCCAAGTTGTTTGTGCAATGAAGTGAAATCACCTTCTACACGAGTAATTTTTTGCTCAGTTGTGTATTCAGGTTTGTTTGGTAACAAAGGCTGAAACACGAACAATCTGGTTCCTGTAGTATCTTCGTTTGTACGGGCAGTTAACGATTGCTCAAACACACTTTTTTTAACTGCTTCTTTACCAGCTTGACCAAATTCAAGTTCTAATGTACCTTTCTCATTAATTGTAATTGCTTTAAAAATTACATTGGGGTTAATACCAATACCAATTTGAGCCATAATATGTATTATTTAAGTAGATAAAAATGGGATGCAAGAATAATTCTTACACCCCTTTAGAGGAAAGTGAAGGTAGTAAGTATCTACCAATTCAGGAAATTATTATGCTTCTTCTTCCACCATTAACTTAGCAAATGCTTTAGCTTCTTCTGGTGAACTAATTTCTGTAACGGGTACTTCTGCTGCAGGTTGAGAAGCTTCAGCCACCACTTCTGCTGGTAAAAATGCATACAATTCAGGTTTTTCTCTACGTTGAGCAGATACTGTACCCTTATCTTTACCACGGCTTACTTTCTTAGGAATGTAAACTACATCTTTATGCGCTTTCCACGGTTCACCTGTAGCTGGATTAGCTACAAATACCATATCTACAAATTCTAAACCTTCAACTGCTTCAGTAGCAGGCACACCATCTTTCTCAACAGTAGCATTTTTAGCAAATGTTAATCCATAGATTTCTTCAATCATTGGGATTAAATCATCAGCACCAAATGTTTTACTACCTTGGTCAATAACACTAGCTTTAGGTGAACCATCTTCTTCATAAGTAGTTGAACCAAATAAGTCAACTTTAGGAAGAGATTTCTGAGCTGGTGAAATAATTAAAATACGCTTACCCACTTGAAATTGCGGGAATAATTGAGTGTCAATCACATCAAAACCATTACCTACCATAGTGGTATCTTTTGGTGTGTATTCTAAGCCGAATTTTTCTACAAGTTCCAAAGAAGGGTACACACTACCATCACGGAATACCCTAATGGCAAGTCCTTCTGGATTACGTTCTTTACGAGGGCCACCTTTGCGAGCCACTGGTTGTTTTTCTGCTACATCTAAAATGGTAGCTTGAGCTAAGAAATCTAACATAATTATGATTGATTTATAAATCCGGGGTTAATGAAAGTTCTACTTTCTTGTGGTCGTGAGGTTTGATGATTTTACCTTCTGAGTTTGTAAGTACGTAATGGTTAATACCATTCTTACTTACAATTTTAGCATCAATTAATTTTAGTTTATCTGCTGTTTCAGATGCGTGCCAGTAAGAATTATGAGCCTTACTCATATTATTCTGATGAACTTTATCGAACTCTCTGTCGAATATGTGTTGCATACCTGCAGTGATAATCTTACCATTGAGAACATACTGAATGTCACATAAGGCATCTAGTTCTTCTAGTTGGTTTACATCATCACCGTCAGTGATTTTCCAATCATCGTGCGCATCAGTACAAGCTTTAAATACATCTGTTGGATTATTTGAAAAACTACTAACATACTTCGCAGTTTCATCTACTAAGGTTCTTTTACAATCACTGGCCTCTGCTAGCTCTCGTAATTCTTCAAACAGCAGTTTAATTCTCAACTGCCTCACGTTTAAAGGTTCAAGTTCATTGATGTTTCCAATTCTGTGTGAAAATGTGAAATGGAATTCTTGAACCTGTTCTAATGATTTGTTCATACTATTCTGCTGTTGAGGGTTGAGGAAATACGTCTGGATAAATTCTCTGCCAACTAAACTCAAAGTCTTGACCGGCAAGGTAACGTTGTCTAGCACCCATAACTGCGCCATCGTAGGTTTGAAAACTCATTCTCATCTCACCTTTGTTATTGCGATAAAGGTATGAGATGCAATCAGCTTTGGCGCATACAATAGAGCTGAGCTTACCAGTCAATGAAATATCATTTACTTTTACCTCTTGATTAGCTTTATCCAGCATAATCTTCTCTTTAACGTGAACGATAAGGATTAGATATGGGCATACTGCTGCTAGCTCATCAATCAAATCAGTAATGGCATTACGTAAGTAATAGTAACCACCACCTTGAGGTAGTTCTAAGACACTATCACCTTTGAAGTTTTTACCAATAGTAGTTTGTTTAAACTTATTAGTAGCATAAACTTCAGCTAACTCTTCAATTTTATCAAGAGTATCTAAAGCAATGAACTTGTATGGAAACAAATCCATCCCTTTCTTACCAGCAGATGCACGTTTACCACCTTCTACTTTAATAGAGGTAATAACATCATAAATCTGCTGTAAAGATGAAACTTGCACTGCTGTAGTTTCATAAGTTTCAGTACCACGTTCTGCATCAATGATGAGACAATCACTCATTTTAGCTAACTCTGTAAGCTGATTAGTTTTACCGACTTTAGGTAAACTATAGTAAATTCCAATACGAGGCCCTATTCTCGTAGCCTTTACTGGGGTTTCTCTGGTTGGGAGCTGAATTGTTGACATACGCTTTCTATACGTTTAGCTTCTGTAATGAAATAATTTATTGAAGGTTGACCATCTACGCCATAGGAAGTTGGTGCTGGAATATCATAGAACATACCTGACAACGGGTTCATAAAAAGAGGCATCCACCTATCTGCTGGCCCATAACGATTCTTCATTAAGAATAGTGCAATGAAATACTGCCCTATATCCTCAAGATTGTAACCATTAAAAGTTTTCAAATTGTATTGAATGGGTTTAACCATTCCAAATACAGCATCAGCGTCTCGGTAAGTGTAACTACTGTCACCAAAATCCAATCGCTGTGGTGCAATCGCTGACTCTGATTTCTTCTGCTCACGGTAAGCTGACATCATTGAGGTGGAAAACTGCTGTATTTGGATGAGGGTAGTGTTGAAGATGTTTCTAAGCTGGACTGAGTACATTGACCATCTATCCATAATTTGCTTGGTAGAGATAGCGCCACCTTCAACATTGATTAATGCAAGGTGATCCACAATTACAAGCGTTAAAGCTGACGGGTCATTAGCCTTGAATCCACGAATCATGCCTTTCTTCTTACCTTCCTTTGGTACATCACGAATGACTGTGCCAATCTTCTCATAGTGTTCTTCAACGAGCTTATTTAGCATACCTGTAGGATGAAGCATGTGGTCTATTAAAACCATGTCTTGCATCATTTCTTCAACTACACCGTAAGCCCGCATCACTAACTTGAGATGCTCAGCACTCAGCAGAAGCCCGGGAATACGTCCCATGACATAATCAGTAGATAAATCTACGTTATAGATAGACTTAACCCACTGACACACCCACTTAGCTTTCTTCTCAGCAGCAGATAACTCAAACGAGAAGTATTTGATGTACAGTTTAATACCCTTCTTCTTAGCAGAACGCCAAAGTGAGTATAAGTACATAAAGTCAGCGATAGTAGTTTTGCCAACCCCGCTGTCTGCGCCGATCAAATAATATCTTCCTCTATGTGTGCCATGAATATGATTGTTAATCACTTTCAACCCATTATCAAACCCAGCATTCATACCAGTCATGCCACGTTTTACTTGTGCCATGAAACTGTTATCTTCTTCTTGCTTATCCCACTTAGCTTCTAATTCCTCCCATTCAACTTCTTCATCAGGTAATTGCCAAGTAACTTTAGGGTGTTCACTCATCTTTAAAATAGATTTTACGAATACTTTTACCACGTTCAAGATGTTGTTGCCACATTGTCTCTTTAGCAATTTCATAATCCTCAGTCCAAACCTCAGCAGCAAAATTGCTATTTACATGATAAGTTTCTACATTAGCTACAGAACCTCCGTGGCCCATTACTAAAGTAGTTTTACTTTTAGGGTGTAACCCAATAACCCAAAATGGAACTATATGAACATCTTGTATTCGATAAACTTTAGTACCAGCAGCAAGTTTACTAACTTGTTCTCTAGTTAGTTTAGCCGAGTTTGAATCTACTGAATTCTTCGTCATTGCTAATCTCAGTTTGAATGTGTTCGGCAATATTGCCTGTTTCTGCTGCGGATTGAAGGGCGTTGTAATCACTGCGCCAGTTACCTTTCTCAATGTAGTTCCCTATGGTTACAGCATACCGCTTATGAGTTTTATAATACAGCATAGTACTCTTAACAAGGATACCATAAACTATACCTTCTTTCTCAATCATTTTACGGAATGCTTTCATAGCTGGTTCACTATACTTATTCAAGTCGTAGCTACCATCTTTGCCTTCACCACGTTGAGGAACTTCAGCTTCAAGAATGAAATTGAGATAAGCTAATGTCCAATCATTGGGTAATGTCGAAGTCTTTACCAAATCCGTTTGGGACTTTAATTCTAAGGACTTCTCCATCACAACCGGGCCGCTCGGCAACATTATTATCCCCACTTCTTTGCCTGTCATTTCCTTGTTGAACTTCGCTGTCACTTTGTACTTCCCCTTGATCGACACTAGGTATCCTTGTTCCATCATCCAGTGTACTGCACTTTTTAAGTTCATATCCGTGAGCTTTATTAATGAATTTGACTTTATTTATCAATTCTTTCAACACAGCAGGATCACCAATAAATGGATTATCTTTTAAATAAAGTTGTAAGTTTCTTATAAGGTACTCTATAGCTTCATCCTCTGTAATACCATCCCCAGTAAAATCAGTAAGGATTAAGCTGTAACTGGTTAATTCATTCATACTGGTACATTTTTAGATGAATAATAGGTGATTTTA